CCAAAGATTCCTCCAAAGATTCTTTTAAAGAATCTTTGCGACGATCCTTCATATTCTGGTGCTATAGGATTATCTCCAGCAATTTCGCGACGGCTGTCAGAAAGATTTTTAATAATTATTACATTAAGACTTCCGTCAGCATTTAAAATATCTCTAGATTGTAGATCAGCCTCAATCTCATTTCTTCTTGCTTGAGGTGTTTCAGGATTCTCTAGTTCTTTAATTAGTGCTGAATCTGCTTTACTCATCGCGCCCACAGTTACTGCTTCCCTGGCAAGTTCAGCATTGCTTGCTCCGGGAAATATTTCAGCTACAGTTCTTACTATTTTTTCAATACCTTCCGGAGCAAATTTTTTCATTTGTTCAGATAATTCATTTAATGCGCCTACAACTAAACTGTTGTTTAATTCTTTTGCAATTGCTTCATTAGTTGCACTTGCAACATTAGCTAGTGCTTGTTGGGCTTCATTGAGTGCAACTAATGCTTCTTGGCCGGCTCCTTTACCTGCTACCTGATTTCCTTGTGATGTAATCATGCCGCCTAACATGTTGTTAAATGATTCAGTAAATGATACAGTGCGTCCAAGTTCTAATTCCATTTTTTTAGTATGTGCTGCAACAGCATCAATTATTGGAGCAACTTCTTGCAATACATTTGCTTGACCTTGTGCAATTTCACTTATCTGTCCGTAAGTTCCAATTGTTAAATTCTGTACTGAGTCTGCACTTTTAACAGTCGCTCGCGCTGCCTCTTCAGCATATCTTTGAGCACCTTCAACATCACCTGCTTTAGTTGCATTAGCTGCTTTCGTTAAGAGTGCACCTGCCTCACTATTCAATGCCATAAAGCTCTTAGTAGCTGCTGTCATTGGTACTCCGGTTTGTACAAGGTCTGCTAACAAATCTCTTACTACAGCAGGCGATTGTTGTAATGCTGCTGTTGATTTTTCATATGCGGCCCGTGCAGTAGTAATACCTTGTTTTTCTAATAGACGAAGTTTAGAATCAGTTGAACCGTTACGCATCCGTGCTGTCATATCATCCATTTGTGATTTAGCGTCTTTGCCTGTCAGCTTAGAAACAATGTCCATTTGTTTAGCAAGCTCTTGAGCTGCTTGTACTGATTGAGCATCAGTTAGACCTTCTACAAGCTGCCTACGACGCATCAATGATGTATTTTTAACTACGAATTCGTTAGCTTCTTCAATAGTATATCCAAGATTCATAAATCCGTCAATCAACTGTGTGCCGTTTTCTCGAGTCGCAAATAATTCTTTACCTAATGCTGCAACTTTTCGTGTGCCGCCTTCAACTCCTCCAGCAAAGCCTGCTAACTCTGTGACATTGTTAGAAATCAGTTTTGAAAATTTATCTAACGGTAAGCGAGTTCTTGCAGCACTTACTCTTAGATCTGATAAGTTTCCATTTAGGCCTGCGCCAACTTTACTTAAACTATTAAATTCAGATTGGGTGTCTTCGAGATATCCAATAATAGCCGTCGTAACTCCGCCTAATGCTTTACCTAGTATTCCAAATCCTTTAGTAGATGATGTAATACCTTTTGAAAAGTCAGTTAATGATCCACCTGCTTTATTAAGTGAATTCTTAAAGGCGCTTAAAGGCCCAGTAACATCAAAAGAGTTACTCGGGCCACTATTACTGCTTCCGCTGGATTTTTTAACAAATTGAGCTAGTGCTCTTGTTAATCCTTCTTCAGTTAATGGTTCAGCCAATTTAGTTTCCTTAAGGTTATCATACCCATAAATACATTACAAGTATTACTATGTATTTATGTAAGGAATAATATGAGTAGTTTTTTAGAAAAGTACAAAAGACAACCTAAAATTTATATCGACCTACCTAGCAAGGGTGTGTTCTATTCAGATGATGTTTTAGACAACGGGCAGTTTGTAAGTTTGCCTGTGTTTGGTATGAGTGCTATGGATGAGATTATTTTTAAGACTCCGGATGCATTATTTTCTGGAGAAGCTACTGCACAAGTTATTAGGAGTTGTATTCCGGGAATATTGAATCCCTGGGAAATAGTTGGTTACGATTTAGATTATTTGTTAATATCAATTCGCATTGCAACTCACGGTGATGCAATACCAGTTAATACATCATGTCCGCATTGTAATGAAGCAACACAAAGTCAAATTAATTTATCAGGGCTGTTGGCAAATTTTGCCAACTACGACATTAGAGAAAAATTTGAGATTGGTGATTTAACATTTAATCTCAAACCTATAACTTATAAAAGAACTACAGATTTTGCTATCGAACGTTATCAGCTTGACAGAGCAATTGTCCAAATTGAAAAAGAAAAATTAACACAAGACGAAAAAAATACACTACTTAATAAGTTATTACTAGACATTACTACATTAAATCTTAGATTAGCAGTAGCACACGTTGAGTCAGTACAAAACGGTGATGATATTGAAATAGAATCAGATACTATCTATAAATTTGTATCTGAAAATGATGCTGAGTTTTATTCAAAATTACAACAAGGCATTAAAACATTAACTGAAAAATGGAACTTACCAGCATTTGATGTTGCTTGTGCAAGTGAAACATGTAATGAAGTTTATAAGACAAGACTGGACTTGGACTATTCAAGTTTTTTCGCGCCACGCTCATCCCTCTCGAGGAATCTCAGATTTTAGCACTAGCTAAAGATTTTGAAAATGATATCAAACAAATAAAAGACGATGCTTATCGGCTTGGTTGGTATATGAGAGGAAGTTTTAGTTACGAAGATCTAATGTTTAGGATTTCTAATGAAGATAGAGAGATCCTAAACAGGATCATCAAAGAAAACATTCAAGCTACAAATGATACTAGGATGCCGTTACTTTAGCAGCTTTGAGCATAGCAAGTAATTTTGGATCGTTCATTACCATATCTTTTGAGGCAGCTTTAATTTGTGAAACAGATTCTTGTAATCTAAATTCAATAGCTTCGTCAATTGATTCAGTTGCACCATCACATTGCGGGAAACTTAGACTAGATAATGTTTCCTTGCTCAACATGGTGTTTGCAATAAAATCACTAATTCCATTAATAATTCCAGTATCTTTAGCAAGTTTACCTAATAGATATGATATAGCTATACCACTTGCGCCGCCAATAATTGATAGGACCCAGCCAAAGCCAGGAACAACAGTAAAGAATCTTGTTAGCATTGCTAACGAAGCTGCGGTTGATGCGCCAACTGTTAAGAAACTAACTAAGCCGCCAGCAATATTATCAGTTATTCTAAGTTGAGGAGCATTTAATTCCGGAGCATTAATATTACATTTGTTTGCTGCATACACATTTGCATATGTGTCTAAGTCAGTCGATAGTTGTTTAAAAGAAATTAGTGCTCCTATTACTCTTCCTACCGGTGATGATAAAAATAAGTTATACATAGTTTTGCCAGGCGATTTAACTATTTGTTTAACTGCTTTTTTAACTTTGCTGACAGACTTAGGTGCCTCAGGCTGAGTAGTAACTGGTAGCGCCGGAGTATTACTTGGTTTAGGAGCAGCTACATTTGATTTTGCAGTTAAGTTTTTTGCTTTTGCATCTGCTTGTCCACGAATACGTTCTTTACCAACAACAGCACCAGTTGTAGGATCTATTATATTAAATACTCTATTCCGACCAGATCCTGCTCTGACTACTGCATAATCTACTTCTGCTAATATGTGATGTACTTTCATTCTGAATAATCCTTAATGCTTGCAAGTTATTTATCTATGAAAGTGTTTAACTGTTAGTGTATGAGCAAGCTCATACAAGTTTTCGCTAACGCTCAAACTACTTACACTTCGTTTTAATTAAATGATTTATATATGAACAAGCAATATTACGAATGTAATATTGTATTAATTTCATGTAGATCGTTTCAGTCAGACGGAACTATTTCTAGCTCCGTCGTCTTTAAGATAAACTTCATGTGAGTCTTATCCAGCAATGACATTGGAAGTAGGTAATTATTATACACAAGTTCATTGGGCTCTGACCTTTCCCAACCTACATCGACATCATGTAACATAAAGAGCGCATTAACTGTGTTAGTGCTACCTTTATAGTACATTACCTTCCGCTTCGTTCCTGTTGCTAAGAAGTTTTTATGAACTATGTTGTGTTTTTCGACTGACAGCAATCAATCTATATCAACCTGTGAGCCCAATTTGTTTGGTGGCTTCCGCACTCTGGTGCGTCGATCAATATGTTACGTGTCCGGATATCACCTCGGGCTTTACACAGCGGTATTATTAAACTGGCCCGCCAACCTTATGTGCTGTATTGATTTGCCTTAGGAATTTTTTTTAAGATGTTCTTTGAGAATGGTTGATCCGCCAACTCTAACATTGATAATACCATTGTAGTATTCATCTGTTTCGAGTACTCTACGTTCAAACTGTTCACGGGCCTCTAAGTAACTTGCTATGCCTCTGCTGGGACAAAAATGTAATATTTCACGTGTGAAATTTTCTGCGCCTAACTCTAAAACGTCTGCGTTAAGTCTATCACTGGAGCCATAATATTCTCTCCAATCACTTTCCTTGGTGCTACGTCTTTTATTCTTCTTGCCTTTAAGCGGGGGTTTAGTTACTTTAAACTTTGCTAGTTTCTTGCCTACATACATCATGCTATTGGATAGATTTGTTATCAAGTATACAAATGCTTCACATCCTTCCGGAAGTTCGTCTAGTTGTTTACCTTGATAAGTCCAATGCATAACATACTTATTTTGCCTTTTGCTTCTCAGCCGCCTTCTTGGCTGCATAAGCTATATGTATTTCTTCTTGCCTTAATTTTGCTAACCTTCTAATCTCACGCAACCATTTTCTACTTGCTAGATGTGTTCGATGAGACAAACGAGACTCAAAATTCTCGTTTGCCTTAAAGTACTCTAAGTAAGCCTTAGTTAACTGATCGTGTATGTCGTCGTTAATCATTCTACAATGTCAATATCGTTTTCGTAGCTTGTAAAGCCATTTTCTTTTACAACACGCATAACATAACTTACTCTTCCAATTAATTCGTCTTTGTGTGAGATAAGAAATACATTCTTATCACCTTCACGGCCCATTTTCTTGAGAACGCTCAATGAACTTTCAACACCAGCAGTATCCATACCGCTATCAATCAGCTCATCAATAAACAACAAGTTGATCTTTTGATATAGGCTTTCCCAAACATCGCGGAATGCAAAGCTCATACCTAAGATAAGTCTGTTGCGTTCGCCACGACTCAAGTTATCAAAGTCTAGATCTTGTCCTAGTTGAGTAATTTCAACATTCAAATCATTCTGGAACACAACTTGATGTGGCAATCCTAGCTTGTCGAGATAATATGTAAGCCTATTGTTCAAATACGCTAGGTTTTGATCAATAATCTTTTTACGAATGAAGCTGTCTTTATTTGTAAGTAGCTTTAGCAAGAACTCTTGATGCTCTTTGAATGTAGTAAGATCGTTTACAGGAGACCAATCAATTTCTTGCATAGCTGTTGACAACAATTCATCAATCTGTGCTTGATAAGGATCGTTTTCATTTTGTTTTGTATCAAGCGACTGTTTCAAACTGTCAACGTTTTTACGATGCTCATATGCTTCTTTAGCACTTTCATAGAACGTATTAGGCTTTCCGTTGATATCACCAATGTCACTAAGATCTTTAAGCACAGCAGTTAGCTTTTTGCTAATTTCTAAATGATAGGTGTCTGCATCCTGTAACTCTTTCATCTTTTTGTCAAGAATTTCTTGTTTCTTGTCTGCATGCAGCAGCTGATTACAAGTGTAACAGGTAGCATCTTCAAGATTTAAGATGTCTTTTTCAACCTTTTCAACACTAGCCTTTGCACGTAACTGTGCAGTCTCTAATGTGCTTTTCTCTTTATTAAGAGCCAAAATAGCAGTATTGTGTTGAGTCCAATTAGACAATTTTTCATGTGCTTCTAGTTCAGCATCGATGTCTACGTGCTCTAGTTCTGTAATACCATGCTGTAATTTAGCACAGTCTTGCTCCTTTTTAGCAAGCCAAGCACGTTGAGTACGACCTAAGCTATCAATAGTAGTTTGTATTTTTTCGTTTGCACCTTGAATAGCATTAATTTTTAGTGTTTCGTTTGTAATAGCATCTTTAGTTTGACGAGTTTGTTCTTTAAGAGCTTCGGCCTTTTCACTAAGGATAGTAATACCCAGCAACTGCTCAATGATAGCACGTTGATCATTAACACGCATGCTTAAGAAAGGCTCAGTGTAGGTGTTAAGTGCAACAATGTGCTTAAACATGTCATGCGACATATCTAACAAGTCGTTAATATACTCTTGAGTCTTTCGACTGTCGCCTTGTGACTCATCTGTCATCTCTTGTTCTTGCTCGTCGACAAAGAACTTGAGTACATTAGGTGATCTACCACGCTCGACACGATAATCAACACCGTTCTTTTCAAAATGCAGTGTAACTAACATGCCCTTTGAGTTTGTCTTGTTGATTAGATTGTTACGTTTAATATTAGTGAGTGCTTGTCCGTATAATGCATATGATAATGCATTGATAATGGTGGTTTTACCTGTACCATTACGATTTCCACTATCATCTCCGCCTTGATCTAAGTTTTCACCTAGCACAAGTGTTAATTGCTCGCGATTAAAGTTTACAGCTTGGGTCTGATTGCCCACGCTCATAAAATTCTTCACAGTCAAATCCTTAATTTTTATCATAATTCGCTATAAATGTCCATAAGTGTTTTTTTGTTGAAGTTATCTGAGTCAATTGCAGCGATTTCGCCAGCAACAATTTGATCTACACTTTCAAACTGTGCAATGTCTAATTGAGTACTAATATCTTCTAGTGACTTTTGTGGAATCAAACTAATTTCACGACAGTTGTATTGAGTAATGAATGTTTCCTTAATGAAACTTGCTTCTTCATAGCTGATAGGCAAGTCCAAGTTGACACGCAAGTACATATTGGGCTTAATAAACGTAGTTTGCTCGTCAATAAGTTTGCTAAGTTTAACTGTACGATACTTTGGACACTCTGGCCAGTTAATGTACTGTGGTTCCTTATCGTTTTCACGATCGAGTACCATCATACCACGGTCATCGTCCCATGTATCAGCATAGTTGTGCGGAAATGCATTACCAATGTAATGCACTGCACCTTGTTGTTGACGTTTGTGGAAGTGTCCGCTAAAAACATACTTTTGATTAACAAAATCTTCTGCACGTAGCTCACCATGATCGGGCATTTGTACCATTGCGTTCATAAAAAACGTAGGAAGTTCAAAGTGACCAAATATATACTTGCTTTTTAGATGTTTTAGCTTTTTCCACTCGTCGCCTACTAGCCAAGGAACAATAGTTACATCGTCTATGGTGGTAATTTCGTCAACAAATGTAATACCTGGAATGTGTTTAGCAAACGCAGTTGAATTAACAGTGCGCTTGTCTTTGTAATACAGGTCATGATTACCATCAAAGAAGAAAAACTGCTCAAAAGCAGCACCTAGCTTCTCCATACTACGGATAGTTGCATCCATAGTAGTAAGATTTAATGAATTTCGATTGTGATGCCAGTCGCCGCAAAAGATACCAGTTTCACAACCGTTGGCTTTTGCAGTTTTGATGAACCAATCAACAAAATCTTCACAATCTTGATTGTGAATCTTTGAATTACCCTTTAATCCAAAGTGTATGTCTGTAAAGACTGCTGCTTTTTTAAACAAAAGTTATTGCTCCATAAATTTGTATATCTTTATAGTATACAGGTTAATGTTAATAGTGTCAAGAGATTATTTGTTACCTAGTTCTTTTTCTCTACGTTGTTGTGCTTCCCACTCGCCTTGATTTTGTCGTGTAAAGCTAGGATTCATGTTGTTCATTTCTAAAATATCATCACGAATGTTTTGATTACGCTTTTCAATGTTAATAACACGCACAAAACTGTTAGTAACTGCGGCTGTATAGTATGCAAACGGATTATCTGACTTTGATTCGTCAAACTGCAACCCGATTTGTGCTAACTGTAGGATAGCTTGCCCGCGCATTTCATCGTTATAAGTGTATCCACGTACATTACCACGAGTAGCATATCGATCACATAGTTTCATCCACATAAGAGCAAGTTTATTTGTAGCCATACCGCCGCCTAGATTAAAATGTCCGTTTTCCATTCCGCTTGACCAATGACTTTTGCCCACACACTTTAGATTATCTTCTTCATCAAACTTAAAATGTTGGAAAGGTGGAAAGTTAAGTTTTACTTTGTGATCGGCAACTGTCTTTGGTGTCTTCTTGCGCCCCGGCTCGTCTGGAACATGCTCAAATGTCATAATGCGAAATACTAATGAAGTTTTTTTAATTTTTCTGTAATCAATTTCGCACTCAGCAAGTTTAATTTTTTCTCCTGCTAGTTTACGAGCTTCAAATGCTTCGTGTTGTAAGCGTTTAGCTTGTACTCTTTTAGCTTCTGCAATAGTTCTAATATTGATTTTGTCAATATTAGGCAAAATAAGATCAAACTGATGATCAGTATTTGATACAAAGCTACAAAATGTACTCTTTGATTTGTGTATTTCTTTAAGTATATCTTTGTTATTTAAATAGTTAACTTTTCTCAATGAACTCTCCAATAGTTATAATACATTATAATATACATACTTAATTTTGTCAACTAAATAACATATAGGAGACAACAAATAATGGCAATTAATTTCGGCGGCCTAAAACAACAGGCATCAGCAGCACTTTCGTCAGCAGCATCGCAGGCTCGCAATTCAGTGTCTCCACAAGCATCAGCAGCAGTAAACAACCTATTAGGTAGTGCTGCTAGTTTTGGTCAAGGATTAATTGGACAAGCTGGTAACGCAGTAAAAGGCATTGCTGAGGATATATTTAGTGCTAAAAACTTTATGAGTTTATTGCGTGGCGGCGGCCTTCCTAAGTTTGGTATGCCAGGAGCTGTTGGATTTTCAGAAGTTAGCTGGCAAGGAGCTGATAACGATGACTGGCGTGTCCGACTTTCTTTACCACCAGGTATGGGTTTAGAACCAACACTTTCGGCAGCATTAGCAGAAACAAACGGAATGATTTTTCCGTATACGCCTAGTATTATTATGTCGCATAGTGCTACTTACAGCCAAGTTAAACCTACACACAGTAACTATCCTTTTCCTGTTTATCAAAGTAGTCAACCTGATAACATTCAGATCAGTGGAGATTTTATTATTGAAAATGAATCAGAAGGAGTATATTGGGTAGCAATGGTACACTACTTGAGAAGTGTTACGAAAATGTCCTACGGTAATTCAAGCAATCAAGGTAGTCCGCCACCAGTAGTACAACTTAACGGCTACGGCGATTATGTTTTTAAAAATGTTCCAGTTGTAGTTCAACAATTTACTTGCGAACTGCCGCCAGATGTAGATTATATCTACATACCCTCACTAGATACCTGGGCACCAACTAGATGCAACGTAGCAGTAGTATTGATGCCGACATACAGCAGACGAGCTGTACAACAATTTAGCCTAGACAAGTTTGTCAGTGGCGGATATGCCAAAGGCAACGGACAAGGATTTATCTAATGGCAAATTATATTGGAACTAGTCCTTGGTTTAACACACCTACACAAGAAGGTCAGTATCTTGACATTTTAAAAATACGACCTATCCCTGCAGAATCAGACGATGTATTAGTTACAATACAGCCTCAGTATACACATCGCCCTGATCTGTTAGCATTTGACTTATATGGCGATAAAGACTTATGGTGGGTTTTTGCCCAACGCAATATGGAAATACTTAAAGATCCTGTATTTGATTTAATAGCAGGAATACAAATTTATGTACCCAAAGGCGCCGCATTATCAAAAGTATTAGGAATATAATATGGCAGTAGTTCCGCAAAATGTAGCGTCGAGATTAAAAGCAGCAGGAAAAAGTTTTTCTGATACTATTGATGCAGCTACCCCGCAACTAATTTCATCGGCTAAAAAGTTTGCGCAAAGCGGTAATATTTCAGTTGACGGAGTTTTAGATTCTGTATCGGGATCTGTACAAGACTTAAAAGGTGCAACAGTTAATCTTGCAAATAGTTTAAATGGGTTAACTGGCCCAGGAATAGGACAAAGTTTAGTTGGTAACATTGCTAGTGGGTTAGGCGGCGGCATAATGGATAGAATTAAAGGCGGCCTAGGCGGATTTTTAGGAGCATCGTTCGGTGGCGGCTTTGGATCACCAAACGGAATGAGCGGCAGTGTACTTCCTAATCCGCTAGAACAATTTACCAGCTTCAATTATGTCTTTACGTTGGGATGCCTAACAGCACAAGAACTATCATTTCCAGATGTCACATACCGTCGTAGGGATCCCAGTATTGTAATACTTAGAAGCGGCGGCGGCCCAACACCCGGCAGTGCAACGTTGTATGAAGCAAAAGGAAAAATTGAATACTTTATTGATGATGTTGAAATTGCAACTATTGTCGCCGGCAATGACGGTACTCGGTCTACAAATGCAACAAGTATTAGTTTTAAAGTAACCGAACCTTACAGTATGGGGTTATTTTTACAAGCATTACAAGTATCAGCAATACGAGCAGGTTATCCTACTTACATTGATGCTCCGTATCTTCTTACTGTAGAATTTAAAGGATACAATGATGCTGGACAATTTATTCATGCAAGTAACTTACGCAGAATGTTTCCTTTAAAACTGGTAAACATTGAATTTGATGTAACAGAATCAGGCAGTGTATATTCCGTAACTGCAATTCCTTATCAAGAAACTGCATTAACTGACGAAACACAAACAACACATACTGACACAACCTTTACAGGAGCATCTGTTGCTGAAATGTTACAAACAGGAGCTAATAGTTTAACCCGTATTATAAACGATAGACAACTTGCAGGCGAAAAAGCCGGCAAAACAAAAAAAGCTGATCAATATATTATAATGTTTCCAAACACTTCATCTTCAAATGAAGAATCGCAACAGTTTATGATGGGACAACCGGAAGAGACAGCAGACGATACTGCAACTACTCGAGAATTTACTGACGAAGAAATAAGAAAATTTTATATATCGCAAACAGGAGACATAAATGGAAAAGTTCCAGTTGATTATAGAAATGAAATAAAAAATGCTGCCGGAATAACAATTAAACGATCTAGTATTGGAGAAAATATTCGCGAGTATGCCGAAAAAACACAAAACATGAACGACATTGGCAAAGCTAAGATTACTAAATCTAATTTTGACAGTAGCAAACGACCACTTGCAACACCTACTAATTCAGAAAGTGAAACAATCAAAGGCAAAGTAGATAGATGCAAAATACAAATATCGGGCGATGTACGCACTGGTACATTTGCAGCAGGGCAAAAAATACAAACTATAATTGAAGAAGTTATTATTGCTAGTGATTACGGCAGAGCAATTGCATCTAAGACGCCAGACAAATATGGAATGGTTCCTTGGTTTAGAATTCAAACGCAAGTTTATAATAGTGACTCTAGTCCCGAAGTAGTTTCACAAACCGGAACACCGTCAAGAATATTTGTTTATAGAGTTGTGCCGTATCTTGTACATATAAGTATATTTCAATCTGCTAGTGCAAAAAGCCCTGGCATTCCTCAATTAAAAACCCAAGTAGCTAAAGAATACAATTATATCTATACAGGAAAAAATAAAGATATTATTAATTTTGATATTAGATTTAATACTGCATTCTTTTCAAGTATTGCCGGCGACCTTGGTCAAGCAGGTGCAGATAGTAAAACTGCTATTAAAAATGAAACTACTTCGAGTGGTCAAAGAGCAACACCTAGTACTTCTAAAGGAAATGCGTCAGCAGGAAATCTTGGCAAAACTCTAGATAGAGTAGTTACTCAAAAAAATAAGACTACGTTAGATGGTGCCCATCCTGAATCGCAAGTTGCTAGAATGTTTAATGATGCATTAGTTAATGGTAGTGTTGATTTAGTTATGGTTGATTTAGAAATACTAGGCGATCCATATTATATTTGTGATAGCGGTATGGGCAACTATAATGCATTGCAAGTTCCAGGAGTACTAAACATTACAGCCGACGGCACAATGAATTATGAAAATGGGGAAGTTGATATTGCACTTAACTTTAGAACTCCATTAGACTACGGTCCAAATGGTTATATGGAATTTCCAGGCGGCGGCACTACTCCTGTAGGAGAATTTAGTGGATTATATAAAGTAATATTTTGTGCTAATAAATTTAGTAACGGACAATTTACACAAACTTTACAAACTATACGTAGACCAAGGCAGGATGACGATAATCTTGCACCAGCTACTAGCACGCTAGTTAATACAGATAATGCAGGAGGACAAATAACTACTACTCCGGCTAACCCAGCTGTTGGTGCAAGTTCAGAAGGCACAGCAGGCGAAGCTGCTGCAAGAAGAAATGTAAACGGAGCATCTAACTCAGGAGCTGGTACACAATCAGAAGGCACTGCTGGCGAAGCTGCTGCACAACGACTAGCTAGTAAGCCAAATCCGGCTGCTGGAAGTACGTATGATGATGCACCGTTAAGAGCGTTGAGAGCAAAACAAGCAGCTAATATCTCTGCACAACAACAATCAGGATCGTTCTAAGGAATAAACAATGGCAACAGAAGCAAGAACCCCAGGTGATAATATATTTGAAGGCCCTGGTCCCTTTTTGGCTGTGGTGCGCAATCACTTAGACACCGAGTACATGGGTTCACTAGAAGTTGAATTGTTAAAATCATCAACTGAAGGAAACACCACAGACGTTACTGGCGAAATGGCAATAGTAAGTTATCTAAGTCCGTTTTACGGAATTACACCTTACGACGGAACAAGCGACAACGACGGATTTGATTATACTCAAAAAAGTTACGGAATGTGGGCAGTGCCACCGGACGTCGGGACACAAGTACTAGTTATATTTGCAGAAGGAAATAAAAGTCGAGGATTTTGGATCGGCTGTGTACAAGAAAAGTTTATGAACTTTATGGTACCTGGAAATGCAAGTACAAAATACAACAAAGAAAATCAAACTGCAATTTCTCCTGTTGGAGAATACAACAAAAGAAATGAACCAGGCGTTGGTAACGACCCTACGCAGTTTTTAAAACCTGTTAACACAGATGCAATAGCACAACTTACTAAAGCCGGCTTACTTAGTGATCCAATTAGAGGCACTACTAGTTCCAGTGCTAGACGAGAAGTACCTAGTATGGTATTTGGAATGAGTACACCTGGCCCGCTAGACCGTAGACCAGGAAAGCCTAAAGTAAAAGTAGGTGCTGAAAATGCACAAACAGAAATTCCATCATCGAGACTAACTGGTTCAACTTTTGTAATGGATGATGGCGATCCTAGTTTGTATAGAAAAGGCCCAGCTGCAACAACTCCTAGTGAATATGCAACATTAGATCAAGGCGGTGATCCAACACTGCCTATGAACGAATTAGTAAGAATTAGAACACGTACAGGACATCAGATACTTTTCCACAATACAGAAGACTTAGTGTATATTGCACACGGAAGTGGTCAAAGTTGGATTGAAATGACAGCCGGCGGAGCAATAGAAGTTTATTCAAAAAACAATATTAGTTTTAAATCAGATAATGATATAAATTTTACTGCTGCAAAAAATATTAATTTAAAAGCTGGAGCAGATGTTAATATAGTTGCAGCAAATCAGATGGCAACACAAACTGGTGCAAACTGGGATTTATTAGTGGGCGCTGACGGTAGATTAACTTGCGCAGGAACTAGTAATATTGCTAGTGCAGGCCATTACGAAACTGCATCGGTTATACATATGAACGGGCCGTCGGCAGCAGTTGCTGCGGCCCCGTCTCCGCCATCGGTAATACCTAGCGGATCAGGAAGTGCATCTGGAACTCCGGTTGCTGTAAAAGACGGTGCTACAGTGCCTTTAGGAGATACGTATGAAAAATGTGCTCCGGGTACAGTTGCAGCATCGGGATTAACATCAGCAGAACGAGCAGCAATAAGTAATACAACTGTTACAAGCACACCTTCGAGAAATGCATCAGGTGCAAGTTCCGAAGGAGCAGCAGGAGAAGCAGAAGCAAGAGCAGGAGCAGTTACTACACCGCCTTATGATGATGCTATTTTAAGGCAAGCAAGAGCCGGAGCAGCAACAGTTACTAGTACTCTGTCTAGAACAGGCCGACAAGATTAAGGTAAATACAGTATGAGCACACTAGAGAAAAATCTTTATAAACAAATTACTGTAAAAGGTACTACTCGTCCTGACTATGGTATAGGTGAAAAAACCTATAGGGGATTTTCTACAGTTAATCCAAACAATGTTGGATTTCAACTGTATGATTTACAAATTGTAAAACAAGATATTATTAATCACTTTCATATTCGTCAAGGCGAACTTTTAAGCAATCCTAATTTTGGTACAATTATTTGGGACATTCTATATGAACCATTAACTGAAAATATCAAACAGATTATTGCTGAAAATGTAACTACTATTATTAACTACGATCCTAGAGTAAGTGTTACTAACATAGTAGTTGATCAGTACGAAAGTGGCTTACAAATAGAAGCAACATTGATATTTTTACCCTACAATATTGTAGAAAATATGCAATTAATATTTGACCAAAATAACGGATTTTTAGCCAATTAATTATATACGTGGTTTATTCAAATTAATAAATACACTATAAGTTAAGAGGAAAGCAAATCCATGTCAAGTACAGACAGACAAAACCGTTTATTAGTAGCAGAAGATTGGAAGCGTATCTATCAGAGTTATAGAAACGCCGACTTCAAATCATACGACTTTGACAATTTACGTCGAACAATGATCAATTACATTCGTCAAAATTATCCAGAAGATTTTAACGATTACATTGAAAGTTCAGAGTACCTTGCACTTATTGATCTAATTGCTTTCCTAGGTCAAAACATTGCTTTCCGTACTGACTTAAATGCACGTGAAAACTTTTTAGAGCTTGCAGAACGTAGAGAATCAGTTCTCCGTCTTGCACGTTTGCTTTCCTACAATCCTAAACGTAATCAAGCAGCAAACGGGTTGCTTAAAATTGAAAGTGTTAACACAACAGAAGTTGTTAGAGATTCAAATAACATAAACTTAGCAAACCAAACAGTTATCTGGAACGATCCAAGCAACCCTAATTGGCAAGAACAATTTACTAAAATTTTAAATGCAGCGCTGCCTGTTAATTCTAGTATTGGACGCCCTGCAAAAAAAGATACAGTTGCAGGTGTACCTACAGAGCAGTATAGATTAAGTAGTGCTAATACTGAATTGCCAGTATACGGATTTAATAAAACAATTAGCGGATCAACTAGTAGATTTGAAATTGTCTCAACTGATGTAGACAACGGCGAAATTAAAGAAGAAGCACCGTTTCCAGGAAACAACTTTGCATTCCTTTACAGAAACGACGGCAAAGGTCCTGCAAGTTCTAATACTGGTTACTTCTGTCACTTTAGACAAGGTGCAATGGACCAAGGTACATTTACAGTTGACAGTCCGAGTACTAATCAAGTTGTTGCAATTGATGCAACTAATATTAATAACTCTGATGTATGGTTGTATAAAGTTGACAACTTTGGTCTTGAAGAAGAACTATGGTCAAAGGTTGATGCTGTTGAAGGCAACAACGTAATCTACAATAGTTTAAGCAAAAGTATTAGAAACATCTACAGTGTACTTACAAGAGCAAATGATAGAATCAGTTTAATATTCTCTGATGGTACATTTGGTAACTTGCCACAAGGTAATTTTAGAGTATATTACAGAACAAGTAAAAATCAGCGTATCGTAATTGAGCCGGCAGATATGCGCGGTGTTAGTATTAAAGTTCCGTACATCAGTAAAACTGGTAAAACAGAACAGGTTACAATGGTATTTCAATTAAAGTATACTGTTGATAATGCAAGTTCAAGCGAATCAAGTGCAAGTATTAAACGCAATGCACCTGCAACTTACTACACACAGAACAGAATGATAACTGCTGAAGATTATCAAATTGCTCCGTTAAGTATTAGTCAAGAAATTATTAAAGTAAAAAGTGTTAACAGAACTGCAAGCGGAATTAGTCGTTATCTAGATCTAGTAGATGCAACTGGAAAATACTCTAAAACTAACTTGTTTGGCATCGATGGTATTATAACAAAAGAGTTTTTAATACCTAAATTAAAATTTAGTTTTATTTCTAAAACTGATATTGAAGGTGCAATTGCAAATATTATAGAACCTATACTCACTGATAAAAAAATTAAAAACTATTACTATAATAGTTTTCCTAAAACTCTAGTAGGCGACTTAGGAATAACTTGGAATAGTCAAACAGTCGATACAAATCAAAATACAGGATATTTTACTAACACCGTTGGCACACGTTCTCAGCTAAGTGCATTTACTGCAAGTACATTGAAATTATTAAAACCAGGAACACTTGTTAAATTTGAACCACCGGTAGGAAAGTATTTTCAAAGTGAAAATGATAATAAATTAGGTAATATACTTAGTTCGGGTATACCGTCAGGCGGCACGTTATACAAATGGACTAAAATTATCAGTGTAGTAGGCGACGGAACAGCAACAAATGCAGACGGCACCGGACCAGTAATGCTTAATGATAATATTCCAGGTGATTTACTGGACGTAGCAAATCGTGCAAGGCTTACACAAATAATACCTAGACTAGCAACAGAATTACAACCAGCTGTTTCTCTACAATTGATTGATCAAGTATTTGCATACAATAGCTTTGGTTTAAGATTTGACGTTAATATAGGCGAATGGCGAATAGTTACAACTAACAACTTAAACATTGACAGTCTCTTTAGTATTGGTAAAACTGGTGATACAACTAATCAACAATTAGATGCAAGTTGGTTATTACTGTTTGAAACAAACGGTGAAACATATACAATTACATATCGTGCTAGTAGATATGTATTTGAAAGTGCTGAAGAAATTAGATTCTATTTTGATAGCTCGGATAAAATTTACAACAATAGAACTGGTAAAATTATTAAAGATAAAATTTCAGTTTTAAACATTAATAAGTCTCCTGATTTAACTTCGCCGTTTGCTGTTGATTTTGATTGGGAAATCGTTGAAGAATATAGAGACGCCGAAGGTTATGTAGACAGTAGCAAAATTCAAGTTAGCTTTTTTGACGGTGACGACGACGGTGTAGTTGATGATCCTCAAATATTTGATGAAATAGTAAATGAAACTGTTAATCCGTTAACCAAGTATGTATTTCAATTAAAGACAACTACTATTGATGGTGTAGAAGAATATAATTATATTTCAACAGCCGTTTCAACGGACCTTGGAAAATATGTATTCTCAGATGGTACAGGCAGTATACAAGTAATTGATACTAAGATTTCTTTATCTAATACAACAATGGCTGATAATAATCAAATATTTTATTTTATAGCAGAAGATTTATTTCAGATTTTAAATAAAACAACAGGCGTTCTTACTACGACACAAAGCTATCTTGCTAAAATTGGTCGCGATAAACTTAAATTTCATTATGTACATGCAGCAGATGCAAGTAGCAGAATTGACCCAAGTGTAAGTAATATTGTAGATGTGTATCTATTAACAAAGTCATATGATAATAACTTTAGGCTTTATATTGACGGCACAGTAAGTACAAAACCTCTTTCACCGAGTAGTGATCAATTGTATTTAAATTACGGACAATCACTTAACAAAATTAAGTCAATTAGTGACGAAATTATTTATCATCCAGTTAAGTATAAGATACTGTTTGGAGAAATAGCCGATGCAACACTACAAGCAAAATTTAAAATTGTAAAGAATCCTGATATTGTGATTAACGATAATGACATTAAAACTAGAGTAATTGCAGCAATCAATGAATTTTTTGCTCTAGAAAATTGGGAGTTTGGAGAACCGTTCTATTTTACAGAGTTGAGCACATACGTTATGCAACAATTAACACCTAACTTAGTAACATTTGTAATAGTTCCAAACCAAGCAGCACAAACGTTTGGTAGTTTATTTGAAATAAAATCAGAGTCTGATGAAATTTTTATAAGCGCAGCAACTGTTGCTGACATTGAACTAATTGACGCTGTAACTGCTACAAGGCTTCGTTCAAGTGGTGCTATTACTACAAATGCAACAACAGTTAACACAGGTTTAACAAGCAGTGGATTATCTATAACTGGAGGGCCTTATTAATAATGTCTTACGATAACGACCAAAATGAATCAGCGTTGCCAGCAGACGGCACTAACAAACGCAGCAGTGAATCTTTCCTTCCAAGATTTTTTAGAACAATTCCAAACAAGAAGTTTTTAAATAGTACATTAGACCAATTAATACAGCCAGGCGTAGTTCAAAAACTCAACGGATATATTGGTAGAGAAACTGCTAGAGCATTTACTGCGAGTGACAATTATATCGGTGATGTATCAGCTGATAGGTTTAACTATCAATTAGAACCAGCGGCAGTTATCAAAGACAATTTAGATAATGTTACTTTTTACAAAGACTATAACGACTTTGTTAATCAGTTAAACAATTTTAATAAATCTAACGACAATCATAGTGTGTTCAACCAGCAAGAACAATATGCATGGAATCCTAATATTGATTGGGATAAGTTTAGTAACTTTCGTGAATACTACTGGTTACCTTTAGGTCCGCAGACAATTGGAATTGCAGGGAATACAGTTGATGTTGAAAGTACTTACACTGTTCGCATCGGTGATAATGTTGATAATAACACTTATGTATTCAGTCCAGACGGATTAACACAAAACCCTACAATTACTCTTTATAGAGGAATTACCTACAAGTTTGATATTGATACTCCAAACTTACCATTTACAATTAAGACAAAGAGAACACTTGAAGACGGATTTGAGTTAGATAGTTCAAGTATTCTAGTGCTTGAAGGTGTTAGTGTACAGGGACTAGAAAAAGGTATTAGTACATTACAATTAGGTACAGATACCCCTGAAGTATTATACTATGTAGCAGCAAACGACCTAGAAGCAAGTGGTACTATTATTGTTAAAGACATTAGCGAAGCAACTTTTATTGATGTTGAAAAAGAAGTAGTCGGTAAGCGTTTCTATAAAAGTAGTAATGGTATAGAACTATCAAACGGAATGAAAATTGAGTTTACCGGCGAAGTAGAACCCGCTGCTTATGCAAACGTTACATTTTATGTTGAAGGTGTTGGTAGTCGTATTAATCTTATTGCAGAAACAAGTTTAAATGTTCCAACAGCATTTACTGCTAATATTGATGTAGAATTTGATGCACAAGGATTTGATAGACTTCCTTACAGCGTAGCAATTGGCTATCCAGAAGATAAAGATTACATCGTAATCAATCGTGCAAGTATCGACGGCAACTTGTGGAGTCGTTATAACCGTTGGTTTCATAAAAGTGTTATTGAAACAGCAGCAACAGCAAATGGACAAATTGTTGATGTAGATCAGTTACAACGTGCTAAACGTCCTATTATTGAATTTGAAGCAGATCTAAAATTAAATCAATTTGGTACTGTTGCTAAAACAGATGTTAATTTAGTTGATGATTTTACGATAGATGCATTTTCAACTATTGAAGGATCGCCAGGATACAACGTTGATGGCATTGATCTTGCCGACGGCATGCGTATTATGTTTACAGCAGACACTGATATATTAGTATCTGGTCGAATTTTTAAAGTTCAATTTATTAACTTTGCAAGTGGTGCCGCAACTAACAGGCAAATCACATTAATTCCAGAAACTGATTCAGTTCCACAAACTAATGAAGTTGTGTTAGTATTAAATGGCACAACTTACAAAGGTAAGATGTTGTATTATACTGGTATAGAGTGGAAACTTACACAAGATAAAACACAAGCTAATCAGCCTCCGTTATTTGATATTTTTGATATTAACGGTAAATCTTATGCAGACACAACTGTATACCCGTCTTCAACATTTGCAGGGAACAAACTGTTTAGTTATCGAGTAGGAAATGGCACACCTGATGACGAGTTAAAGTTTCCACTTTCTTATAGAAGTATTAATAATGTCGGTGACATTGTTTTTGATTTTAATTTATTATTTGATTCGTTTACCTACACATCTGTAAATAACGCTTTTACTAAAAATACTGATATTGGATTTTTAAGAAAATATTCTGCATTAGATACATATATTACCTTATCAGGTTGGAAAAAAATTAATGTACTTAGCGAACAACTAGTAATTAGACAATATATATTTGACAATACTAGTGTTGGGTTTATTATTGACATGTATGACAATAGTGGCCTATTAACTGATCTTTGGACAAGAGTATATTTAAACAATAAATTACAATTTGAAGGTACAGATTATACTATTACTACTAATGTTAATAATAATGCAATAGTAACATTTATAAATTCATTAACTTTAAATGACGTAGTTCTTATTAAGGCACGTAGTGCAGCTACAAAAAATGCAAACGGGTATTATGAAATTCCAGCTTCCTTAGAAAGAAATCCTGGAAATGAAAATATTACAGAATTTACGCTTGGCGAAGTAAATGATCACGTTGCTACTATTGTAGAACAAAATGATGAATTTGTAGGAACATATCCGGGTACAAGTAATTTAAGAGATATTGGAAATGTAACAGAACTAGGTCGTAGATTTGTACAACATAGTTCACCAATGAATCTTGCAATGTATCATATGTTAGATAACGATGCAAATGTTGTAAAAAGTTTAAAGTTTGCAATGCTGCAATACTCAACTTTTAAAAGATTATTCTTACAGACAGCAGAAGATATAAGTTTTAGCGGTACTATTAAATCACATGTAGATGCAATTCTAACAGAAATTAATAAAGATAAAACTTCTACACAACCGTTTTTCTTTAGTGACATGATTCCTACCGGTGCAACTAAGAAACTAACTACTGCCGTAATTGATGCCGACGAATTGTATTACCCGTTGTCAACAGCATTTTCATTAAGTACACCTTCAAGAATAGCAGTGCAAGTATACTTAAATGAAGTACAATTAGTTCAAGGTAGAGATTATACGTTTAACACTGAAGGTTATGTTTTAATTACAGCGGCTAAACAGCCTGATGATATAGTTGATATATATGAATATGAAACTACTAACGGCAGTTACGTTCCACCTACGCCAAGCAAGCTAGGCCTGTATCCTTCATACGAGCCTGCAAAATACTTAGACGATACCTATCAAACTCCGAGATATATTATTCAAGGACACGACGGTAGTAAGATTGCAGCGTTTGATGATTATAGAGATGACTTATTACTAGAACTTGAAAAAAGAATTTTTAATAACATTAAAGTAGGATACGAT